TATTTTATTTGTGTTTGTAGGATTACCAAATAATAATGACAAATCATATTCAATAAACTGTTTGTCAGTGTATGGGTCAACCCCCCTTACTAAAAACAATATTTCTTGATTTTTCCAAGAGTCTCCTATAAGTGTGAGTGGATTAATTAATTCGCTTCGGTCAACGTTGTCACTATCTCTATAGTAAATTCTTTGTAACTTATTTAAAAAATACTTTCTAAGTAAGCTTGATTGGTCATATTGGTTCGATGGGTTTAGAGTGTTTTGTATTTTTGTACCACTAGCAATAGTATCTGCAACAAGTGCAGTCATACCTGTCACTACTTGATAATATTCTATACCTGTTTTGAACAAGTACTCTTTTCCATCGGTGTTACCTGAAACCACAATAGAAGTTGCAACAGTTACCCCATTTTGATTAATATAATTTACTGAAACTTGTTGCGGTGCAGTAAAACATGACCCCGTTACTGCATTCGAACCAAATTGGTTCGTATTTGTAAGACCTGTTATATTATTGTCAGGAACATTATCAGGGTTTCTGAAAGTAAGTAACGTTCCTGATGTTAATTGCGATACAGTACCAGGGTCAACTAATAATATTAACATATTATCTTGTAAAATGTTACCATTATTAATACGTGTTGTTATTCTATTTGGTGCACTTGTATCAAAATATCTTGTCCTTAAATTTGCTAAATTGAGTGATTGAGCGTATGTAATATCAATTTGTGGTATATATTCATTGTTACTTGAAAAATCTACCGTTATAGGCATACCTATTTGTGGGGATGTCGGATAACCTGCGATACCATATCTGATACCATAACTATCGGCTAAATATTTTTGGTTTTTTACAGTATCATTACCTGTGTAATCGGTTGGGTCCATGTAACAAAAATAAGTAGGGTAACCTTGTTCAATTTGATTTCCATTACTATCAAAATCACATAAGGTTGTATTTGGAACTGCACCCCAAAAAATATTTGAGTTTACATCTGCCAAATAAGAACCATTATTTCTACTATTAATTGTATAATCACCAATTTGATTTTCTTGATTACCTCCATTTCCACCAAATAAACCTCCTTGTATTTCATCTGTTTCAACATCAGGAACATCACAAGGACACGCCTCACAATCAGGATATGACATCATAGGAAGATTTAATCCTTTGAATTTGAATTGCGTTAACATTGGTGATACTTTAGCCGCAAATAGTATCGCAGCGGCACCTAAAACTAATGCGGACGCACCATATACAAATGATAACCCAATTGCTGGCCACGCAAGAACTGAAGCTGCCCCCGCTTCGTAGGCTAAATAACCTAATAACGCAGGCATCGCGATTGCAATCACCCATTTGAGGATAGGCCATGTCAATGCCATAACATGGAGTATCGGGATTAGTGCTAAAAATACAGGTGTGAATATTGTAACAAATAGATTGAAAAGGAAAAAGATGAAATCAAAGTTTTTTACACCATCATTCACAGGAAACCTATTCGTCGTTGTGGTACACCTTCTATCTGTAATTTCTTTTATACCTAAATGTCTATATCTATTATACCCCCACTTCCACCTATCAATAAAATTTGCAACAGTATAGACTTTGTTGTAGTTAAATTCATAAAACCTATCTTCGCAATTAATTGCTTCATTTATCATCTGAAGTCCAATTGGTGTTGTTACATCTCCATAATCATTCCAATCCAAACTAAATGCATATGATTTAAGTTGAGCGGAAGAACCTGCGGGTGGATTTGTTGTTACCCATCCCCATTCTTTCACGTTAGGAACTAAATAATCTGCCCTAAGAATATTGTTATCTAATCCATTTTCATTTTGATACTGAATCCTGAACCGATACCTACCTTTTGTTGGTATCCCAACATTTGGGTCATTGGATAAAACCTGTTCCCCAAATTCATTAGTTGTCACATAGTTCAAATTCATAGGAACTTCTGTCAACCACGTTCCGTTGTCATCGATAATCTTACCACCTTCAGGTAATGAAAATTGTTCAAGTATCGGTCTTCCCTCGTCATCGTAATCTTCAGTATGTCTTATCGCTAAAATCGTACCAGGGGCGGTAACCATATCACAAAGACTACCCGTTTCTTTTTTTGGTTTACAATTTGTTTTAAGGAAATCTTCATCTGCAGAAGAAAATATTGAACCCATAAAAACGGCGTGTGGTTTTATCTCCACCCCAAAATCTCTAAGGTCAAAATCAACCCTTGTTATTCCTACATCACACAAATCTTCTTCCCCCCAAAAAGAAGTTACGTCGGCATCGGTTTTGATGTTTACTATTTGTGGTAACGACCCTAAATCCGTCGACGATTTAAATTGGTCTCCATTAAATTGTTCAGGACCAGCTAAACCCATTCTAATTAAATCAGCAGGCCTTAAAGAAAAACACCCAATGTTTGATAAATCTAAATCTAAAACAACTGTTTGTATACCAAGTGGTACTCCTATAATCATAAAGTCACCACTTTCATTTGTTTTTACAGTATACTTATAATATTTTTCATATACCTCAAGTACTTCACTTCTTGTTAAAACGTCTTCCCTATCAGGAAAAGTCCCTGTTGGTGTGTGCCCATCGTATTCTTTTCTATATGGTAATAAATTATATCTGTAACCATCTTCGTTTTTATCATCAACTGCTTTGTATGGATATAATGTTGATATGACGACATCATCTTCATCTTCGGATTGAAGTGGGACAAAAACAGATACGGTAGCATTGGGTACTCCATACCCTCCGTTAACTATGACCCTTCCTGCTATAACTCCGTAGTCTGCACAAAATCTAGTATAAACGTCATCTTGTCTCAATTTGAGAGACAATATCTCAAGAAAGTCAAAGTCTTGATTTATATTTATACGTATGTTTTTATCAACACCTGGTGTTGTTCTTATTCTGTAACTTTTGGTCATCAGTCTTTTAAAAATAAATAGTTATGTTCCTATTTTTAAAAATAGACGTTAATGAAACAAAATAAATAATCTTACGTAAAGTCTACCGTTTTAAGATTTTTAACCCTTACTTTTATATCTTTATTGTCAAACCTAATTTGATATACCTGTGTTGGTTCTGCAAAGATAGTATCGTCAATTAAAGATATTTGTCTTGTAGTTTTATCTAAATATTTTTGTGAGGTTTCTGATGATGAATACTGTCCTCCAACTTTATTAAAAACTTTCAAGTCGGACAATGTTGATACCCCTGCGGTATTTTGTATTAATCTTCTTACATCTGACATATTCACGTTTTGACCTAACTCCCTATTCTCAGGTGCCATGTATGTTGATACTGAATTAATAATCTCAGTAATTACTTGACCTTGATTTCTGTCAGACTCTAATACCACATATATTTCAAATTCTAAATCTATTACTTTTGCAACGTCGATTGATATATAATCATTAATCATTCGATATTTGGAGAGGTACGTAGCCAAATTAGATTTAAGATTGTTTGAGACTACTTGAGTCAATTTACCATCCGTATCGTAAGATAATATTTGTATTCTAATTTTATTATTGTTTTCGGTAATCGCTACTTTAGCAGGTGCTCCGAATTTACCAGGCATAGTGTCAATCAGGGATTTATAATCATTGACGGTTACTGCTCTTTTTTGTGCAGCAAAATTAAAAGAGACCATGTTTCTAACCTCTTCTGTAGTTGGTGGATTACTACCACCAATAGCTGCGGTAATATTATTTACGGCTAAAGATTGTTGTACGCTGGTGTTGATGTTATTTGACGGACCATTAACAGCAAAATCAATTGTACCAACTTGATTTATTACACCAATTCCAACGTTCGTTGATAGTCCTCCACCTATTCTATATTGGACAAAAACAGTGGTGTTTGGTTGTACTGTCAAACCTAAACCTATATTATTTTGATAATTTGCCAAATCTAACTTTATTCCTGTCCTTGCAAAATCAGCCAATTGCTGATTAGGTGTTGTTGTTCCTCCTCCAAACTGAACTTTCATAAATCCTTCAGGGGTGTACTCAGTTATAAATCTGTTATCAGTTTTAATGTATTTACCAACTTTAACACCCGCATTGTCAGTTGGTTTAGTTGTGTCTTCAATAAAGACAGTATCTTCAGCTAACGCATCCACCTCGTACCATCTTCCTTGTTCTGATAAAAATTCACCATATGTTGGTATGTTGGGATAAGATGTTCCGTCTTTTTGTATAATCGATGTTACACCCAAAACATTTCTTTCAGGTAAAAAGAAATTAAAAAATGGAACTACGTCGGATGGGTTAATTACCCTTTTAAAAACTTTAGTAGTACCATTAACAACAACTTCTCTTTTTGTAATAACATAATTTATAATTTTATTATTAGCATCAAATGTAGGTATTTTAGTTCTATTAACAAACCCTTCGTTATTGTACTGAGTTGAAAAGTCGATATCGTATACGGTTTCAAAACTATTTCCCGCCCCATTAAATTGTGAGCCAGCACGCAAAATACCTAAATAACGATAGTCTTCACTATCACCTAAAGGTGGTACGACGATTGAAATGTCAACAACAGCAACTGAAGGTCTATAACCAGGTATTTTCAAACCATAAGTTCTTGCAATATTATAAATTGATGACCTCTGTTGAGCGTATTGTAAAACAGTCTCTTGAATACTCCTGTCGATGTGAAAGTGTAAGTTATCTGCAACAGCAGCATTCAAATCCATCAATACAGAAAATACAGATGCATCATTAAAATTTTGAACTAACTGTGGATAATATTGTTTAGTAAAATTTATCAGGTCTTGTCTTATACCTTCAAAATCCCTATTAGTATAATTAATTTTTTTGTTTGCCATAATTAAATGTTTATAATAACAAATTCACGAGAACCAAATGCTTTATTTTCATCAGAGTAATCAATTTTTATTTTTGCAGTATATTCCGCAGTTTCTGCTCCAGGTATTCGATAAATATTAGCCTGACCCAACAATTCAGTATCTAATTGACCTATCGACGCTTCCGATTCAATATATGGTTCAATAGTAATACTATTTATAGTCAAATTTGGTATGTATTTATTAACTTGTTCAACAATGTCAGCTCTTATGGATTCAAAAGTTTCCCCATCTAATGGTTCAAATATGAACTCGTATAATCTAGTCCCAAAATCAGGTAAATAATATCTACTCCCTCTTCTTGTTAATAATAAATGCACTAAGTTTGCACGAATTTCATCACCCGAAATTTGTGTGAGTGAAAGAAAATCTCCTCGGTCACTCTGTATAAAGGGAAAATTTATTCCATATGTAATTCCATTCGACATATAAAGTTATATATTGAGTTTATTATCTCAACTCGTTGTATTTAGACATCATGATGACATCTCCTTTTCTAAAATTTTTAGGGTCAAATTTACACAAGGGGTTGAATCCAGCTTGTTGTTTGAATTCTGACGGATAATCCCCTTCTTTGATTCTATAAAGAAAAATATATTCTCTTGCAACATCAGCATCTTGAACTTTTCTGTCTATTATTTCATCAATGTACTGTTGCTTTGTAAAACAGTATTTACCACCAGGAAGTGGTTTTGTCTCATCCATAAGCTCTTTAGCAATTGTCACAGGATTTGCCTTTACAATCCTTTCTATACCTTTTTCTATCGTTTTTTGTATAGTCTTTTGTTCGTTCAAAACCCTCTCAACAATTTTTGATAAATCAGATTCAGATAATTTTATAATTTTTTTCATACCTTTTTTAATATAAATAGTATTATTTAAAAAAAGAATCACTGAATTTACAGTGATTCTTTTAAAGTTGTACTACCTTTTTGGTGTTTGGGATTGTATGGGCAATGTAAACAACCTGAACCACAACAACTACCTCTTTTTTTATGATAAAATTCTGTCATAACCATTTTACCATTTTCCCAATAAAAATCAGTACTTTGTAGTTTAGGTTTAACGTATTCCCTAATATACATTTCTTGTACCCAATCTTTTGATGCCCCTACATTCATTTTAATTATTTTTCCTAAGATTATAAAACGCTAACAAAACTTGGTATGTTAGCGTTGTATTATTACCCCATTGTACTTTCATGGTTTAAACTATTTCACAAGCACCTCCCGCACATGCAACTTCACCACGTAAATCAGTATTGTCTTGTAATTCCACTACTTTAGTCAAATCAACGTCTTTTAGAGTTGATAGTAGAGACTCAAACTGTTCTTTTGTACAATCTTCAAATGGTGCTTGTGTATACGTCCCTCCGTTGTATGGTAGTACTGAAAGACCGTTATAAGCATCTCTATTATTCCACATCCAATCACCAACAAGTTCCCATTCGTCTTCTTTGATTGAAACGGTTGCAGATACATTGTGTGAATTTTGACCACCACGATGTCCATATTTAACCCACTCTTGAGATACTTTTTTAACTCTTTCTAACATTTGAAATACCGATTCGTGTCTAATGATAGAACCTTCAGGTGCTCTTTGTGGAATAGTGATTACCGCAGTGTCATGTGGTCTGAAAAACTCATCTTCTATTAGTTCAGGATGATTGATGTATAAGTAATTATAAATTGCTTCATTTTTACCTACACGGATTCTTCTTAAATAATAGTCATTATGCCAAGCGTGAATACCTGATGATGTTCCCAATACCAAAGATGATGTTCCTGATGGTTTAACTGTTGTTGTTCTTGCCGCTTTGTTAATTCCAATAAGTTTTGCAACTTTTTCATTTTCTTCTTTAACTGCCTTTGCTGCCTTTTTCATATCATAACCTAAAACAACACCTGAACCAATTCCAGTCATTCCAACACCAATAAGTGCATCTTTTTCTGTTGTTCTTTTCCAAATATCACGTAGATAATGGAAATCAGTGTAACCCGCTTGAAGTGTTCCAATGAAAGCCGCAGCCCTAACTCTTTTTTCAAAATCTTCTTGTGATTCAATGTCTGACGCATTTACTTCACACAAGTTACAGAACTGATAAGGACGAAGTCCAATTTCACAACAAGGGTTTGTTCCCCAATCTTTATCATTAGAAAAATAGATACCAGGTTCACCTGCCCCTGACAATTCAATCCTTTTCCACAAATCTAAGAAATATTCTTTTGTGATTTTATGACGAAGAAGTACTGCCGAGTTATTTGCTCTACCTCTTTGTGGGTTAGATTCCCACCAACTGC